ACCACTGCCCACCAAGCCAGCTTCCTCCGTGGCACATCATCCAACAACATCTTGAGATGATTAGCATTGAGTCCGAAGTGAGCAAAAGGAAGAAGTAACTCATGGCCGAAGAAACCGTCGTCATACGCTTTATCGGTGACGACCAAGTCAGCAAAGCCGCCGACGCCGCAGGTAACGCCGTCGACAATGTTGGCGCCAAGGCGAAGTCAAGCGGTGGCGGATTCAGTGCCCTGCAAACCATCGCCACCGGCGCTTTTATGGCGATTGGCGCCGCTGCGGTCAACGTCGCCGGCGCCGCCCTGAGTAAGGTCGGCGACTTTATCGCCGGGTCAATCGCCGAGGCGTCGGCGTGGAACTCCGTCATCGCCCAGACCGAAGCCGTCGTCAAATCAACGGGGCAAGCGGCGGGATTTACGACGGCGCAATTTGCCACCATGGCGCAAGAGATGAGCGCTACCGCAGGCGCTTCGATATTCAGCGACGATGCCATCCTTGGTGCGACCAACGTGCTGGCGACGTTTACTGAAATCAAAGGCACGTCGTTCCAAGGTGCGACGCAGGCAATCCTCGACATTAGCCAAGCCATGGGCACCGATTTACAAAGTTCGGCAGTGCAAGTCGGCAAAGCGCTTAATGACCCCATCGCAGGCATATCCGCATTGAGCCGTGTCGGCGTGACGTTTAACGACGACCAGAAGGCGCTCATCGAAAGCATGGTCGCCGTCGGTGACGTCGCAGGCGCACAGCAAATCATCCTCAATGAACTAAGTAGAGAGTTTGGTGGCTCAGCTGCCGCCGCCGTCAATACCTTCGCTGGCCAACAGATTGTCCTCGCCGAGCAATTCGCCGACGTGCAACAAAGTCTTGGCGAGTCACTCATGCCCGTACTCATGCGCTTCGGTAGCTTTGCGCAGGAAACGCTTGTGCCCGCAGTGCAAGACCTCGTTAACGTGTTTATCGCATTTATTGACGGCGTCAACTGGGACGCAGTCATGCAAGACCTTGGCGCAATCAACGACGCACTCTATGACTTTATCTACGGCACCGATTGGCAAAGTGGGCTTGACGGTATCGGTGCTGGGCTCAACTCATTCTTAGGATTTATTGCGCCGATTACGTCGGCACTGAGTGAGCTTGGTGCAACGGCGGCGCCAATCCTCGAGGCACTGTATAACGGTATCGTCGCCCAAGTCGCATCGCCGGAAACCCAAGCCCAGCTCCAAGCGGTGACGACTATCTTCGGTCTACTTGCCGACATCATTGTCGGTGTGTTGGCCATCGCCATCAACGGCATGAGAGTGCAGTTCCAAGGTTTCTACGACGTATTTACCATCGTGTGGCCCTATGTACAGACGGCCATTACTCTGTGGATGCAACTCATGGCACCGCTACAAACTATGGTGACCGTCGCACTGACTTCAATTAGCCAGCTACTTAAAGGCGACTTCCTCGGCGCATGGGACACAGTCAAAAACGCCGTTATGACCTTTGTTGGCACGGTGACCACCGCCGTGCAAGGCATGGTCACCGCAGTGCTTATCGCCGTCGGAACGATGATGGTCAGCCTCGCAAACCAAGCGCTCAGCATCGGCTCAGCCATTGCCAACGGCATCGCCAAGGGTATACAAAACGGCGTGACCGCAATTACCAACGCCGCACGAAGCGCCGCTCAATCTGCGCTTGATGCAGCGATGAAACTGCTCGGCATTGCGTCACCGTCGAAAGTCTTTGCAGACCAAGTCGGCTACCAGATGAGCGCAGGCATGGCGGCTGGTATCATTCGGGGTATCCCTGATGTCACCGGAGCGATTGGCGTAGTCAGTGGCGCAGCGGTCGGCGCCGTCAATCAAACGACACAGAACTATTACTTGTCGGCATCGTACCAGACGGCGCAGTCGGAGTCCTCGATTAGCAACGACTTGCGGGCGATGCAATTACTCGCCGGAGGCATGGCATGACCTACGCAATCACGTATACCATCGGTGCGACCACGTTCAATCTTAACGGCTACGACGCAACCACCGGCTTCACCTTTGGCTACCAAGGCGACCAAGGCTTCGGCCTAGCACCGATGCACCGCATCACCCAGCGCGGTCCGATGCAACACGGCGACAGCGACGTAGACTTTCGCTTAGACCCCCGTATCATACAGATACCAGTCTTTGTGCCGACTACGTCAATCAATGAGCAATACGCCGCACGGAATCGCCTGCTGAGTATCTTTTCGCCGTCCAACGTCTCGGGCGTAGTGACCGTGACGACCGACACGTTTACCCGAAGTATCAACGTCAAAACACTGGGCGGCATGAGCTTTGACGTTGACGCCAAGGCGAGCTATGCCCTGCGTGCAGTGATTCAGCTTCGTGCCGATGACCCGACGTGGTACGATGCAACACCGCAGACCGTGAGCGGTGCGTCGGGCATCGCAGGCACAGCGACGGCGTATCCGGTCATCTATCCACGTACCTACGGCACAACAAACATCAACGCAACGACGTCGTTCACTTACGACGGCACGTGGCAATCTTACCCGGTTATTACTGCGTTGGGGCCAATCACTGGCTTAGTCATTACCAACAACACCACAGGGCAAATCATCACGACTACAGGGTCAATCGGCGCCGGGCGTACCTTTACCTATGACCTGCGCTACGGCAAAAAGACCGTCTTTGACGACCTTGGCAACAACCAAATTGCCACCGTGTCCGCGTCGTCAAACTTGGCGACTTGGGCGATTGTCGTCGGCATCAACTCAATCACCATCGCCGCCAGTGCATCATCATCGCCCGCCGCAGTGAATATCGTATACAATACCCGCTTCGTCGGGATATAGGAGACATCATGGCAAGCACAGAACGGTCTTTGGGATGGGCGACGGGCGTCGCATCGACGGACGGCGCCACCACGTACAACTCGGACAGAATGAGCGCCTTCGAGCGAGCGGGGCTAGGTCACGGCGTACTGCTCACTGGCTCATATCTTGCAATGTCGGGCACCGGCACCACGACGCTGACCATCGCAGACGGCGCCGCAATCGTCGGTGGCTACTTCTATGAAAGCAATGGCAGCGTCACCATTGCCACGTCAACACTGGGCTCGGTAACGTATAATGTCGTTATCATTGCAAACACCGCAGCAGGAAATCAGACCGTCACCGCCAACGGCGCCGCCACAGGCACGGTCGTCCCGGCGGTGACTCGCATCGCCTTAGTGACCGTTGCGCAACTTACGACAATCACAGCGTCAATCACGACGACAAACTTTGTCACGCTCGGTACCATCACGACATCGGCAGGGACAATCACCGCCATTACGCCGTACTATCCGTATACATCGACACGTCAGCAAAAAAACACGCAGTACTGTACAGCCAATGGCGGCACGGTTTCCATGCCGCTTGCAAACACACAATACGATATTGTTGGCTATTCGAGCAGTGCAAATAGTAGTGACGGTTCAATGACGGTAAACACGGGAACCGGAGCGTTTTTGCTTGGTACAAGCGGAGTGTATCAAATAGATTTTGAAATTATCTTTGATACTAATACCACGGGCAGTCGACTTGCATACGTCTTTGGTATGAGTGGTATTAATTTTAATCTTGCTTCGGCAGCTCTTTATGCAACATCAAGCGCATATCGTGCAAGCGTTACGCAATACATCACAGTGACGCCCGGCGGCGGGTCTTACTTAACATTAAGAAGCTTCGCAACCGTTTCCGGTCGGTCTGTAACGGACTCAAGAGTAACGGTCACGAGGTTATAACATGGCACCAGAGTACGCAGTCTATGTCTACACAGCGGTCGGTACATTGTCGGCAATATGTACCGACTTCCTGACCGTCGCCGTCAATCGCACCGTCAACAGCGTCGACATTGCCCAGTTCGACGTCAATGCGGTGTCGACCACGGCGCCGTACATTGTCTACGGTGCCATCGTCGAAGTGTATCGACAAGACATCGCCGCAAGTATTGCCTCGACACGGGAATTCGCCGGAACGATTCGGGGCATCGTCACGAGCTACGGACAGACGACGATTATCACGGCGCAGGCCGTGGGCACTAATGCAATCCTTAGTGACCGCATCGTGGCATACAAGTCAGGCATCGCCAACCGTAGCCAGTTTACCGCAGTCGCCGCCGAGACGGTGATGAAGACGTTGTACAACTTCAATCTCGGCGCATCGGCGACGACGGCCAACGGGCGCATGCTCAGCGGAGTACTCACCGGCGCAGCGGTGGCGACGTCGGGCGGGCTGGGTAATGCGACGTCGCTGTCGTGCAGTGGCAAGAATTTACTCAGCGTCCTCCAAGAAGTCCAGCTCACCGCAGGCGGTGACTTTGCCTTGGTCTACACTGCGCCGGCGACGTGGACGTTTACGTGGTACACCGGGCAACTCGGTACCGACCGCAGTGCCAGCGTCATCTTGTCCGTAGAGACCGGCACCATTGCCAAGTTAGTACTGCGCACCAACCGTATCACCGACATATCCGCCGTCGTGGTGGCGGGGCAAGGCGAAGGATCGGCACGGGCTATTGTCACGCGCCCGGCGTCGCTACCCACTGGGCTCGACCTGCGTGAGACATGGGTCGACGCACGCAACCAAAAGAAAACCGCAGAATACACCCAGCTCGGCGACGTCACCCTGCAAAGCGCAACGGAACGACGCACGACCCTGCAAACCGAAGTCTTGCAAAACGCCGCACTGCGCTACGGCAGGGATTACTACTTGGGAGACCTTGTGACGGTCTACGCCTACGCAGCGGGCAACATTACGCAGAAGGTGGCTAGCGTTGCGCTCAGCATGAGCGCAGCTGGAGCGGAGTCAGTCAATGTCGGACTTATATCAAACTAGTGCAGACCTCAGAGCCAGCGTCGCCGACCTCGCCCGCCAAGAGCGACCCGGTGCGGCGTTGACGCTTACTCGGTCGGCAACGCTGTCAATCACGACGGCCGGCACGACGATTACATGGCAGACCGAAACCCGAAACGACGGCTTCACGTGGGCAACGACGAATATCACCATACCCACCGCCGGGTACTATGCGATGTCGCTGACGTACAACGCCAACACGTCGCACACGGCATATTTTCGGCTGAACGTCGGCGGTGTCAACGTTGTGCATATGACGGGTGACAATGTTGGCTCGACAACTAGGCACGGCTATATGTGGCTGCGCTACTTTACCACCGGCGATGTACTGAGTTTTACCGTGGTGCCATCGGCGAACGTGACGATTCAGGTCGCCGCTGAGGGTGCAGTATCTGAGTCGCCAATTTTTCACATTGCACAGCTGACTGGAGTAGTCTAATGAGAGTTATTAATCGCATCTACAACCCCGAAGCGATTCGCATCGCCTACTACGATGACTACGGCGTTGAGTACCCACAGCCACCAGAGGACGCCGAAGTGATCGACGAACCCTACACCTACGACGAAGCCATGACAGCGCTACGGACTGAGCGTGACCGTCGGCTCTTGCTGTGTGACTGGACACAGCTTCCCGACGTGCCACTCAGTCAAAGCCAAGTCCTGCAATGGCGCACATACCGCAAAGCCTTGCGAGACACACCGGAAGCGGTGCAAGCACAAGGCTGGGACGGTGCGGTGAATTGGCCAATACCGCCGACTTCGTGATATACTACGAGTGACGTTTTGGGTGTCGCGCTTCAAACGTTATGCTCCTTCACACCAACGCACCAAGCCCCTCACATTGCCAGCGATGTGAGGGGCTTGGTGCAGTTATTTAGCAATGACCCAGTTTCTTGACAAAGCGATAAGCAAGAACCGAGCCGTTGGCTTGGATGTATTATAGCACAAAAAAACTCGTGTCAAATTGGTATTAAATACTACTTGACACGTCAATTAGTACTATGCTATAATCAGCGTGGTTAGGAAGCAGTAGTACAGAAAGCGAAGAACCATGCAACACCAAGACCACCCCGACATCACGCAGTTCGAAACCCCGCTCGAAACCGCAGCCAAGAGCATCGCCATGGCGGCGTACATGATGGAGCAAGCCAAAGCCAAAGGCAAGGAGACCGAGGTCAAGCGCCTGATGGCGCAGATTGACCGCCTCGAACTCGCCGTCGCCAAGTACCTCGACAGTCACCGCGAAGGGACAAAGTAATGCCTCGGCAACACCACGCCTACTTTACTGATTTGTTTATCCTTGACGGCGTCACGATTGAGTTTGTCTACACCAAGCTCGACGGCAATCGCTGGGCGGTCCGCGCCTCCATCGCTCACGGCTCAACCCATGCGGAGTTCTACGCCGTGACCGATGAGAACCCCGAGTCCCTCGAAAAACTCTTTGCCACCCACCGCTTCGCCGTGTCGCACATCGTACAGAGCTGGGCGACCGCAATTATGCCAAAGGGAAAACACAATGACTAATTCAAATTTCGACCGCGAGGCCGCTGCACTTCTCCTCCGTGACTACTTCGAGATGAAGAGCGAATTGGAGGCCCACGAAGCCCAAGTCGACGACCTGCGGCGCAACTTACAGACCCTCGTGGAAGCGCTTGGGGGATCACTCAAGGTCGACCACGTCGGCACTGCGCTGATTACGCCGCAGTCAACGTCGCACTCATATGACACCAAGATGATTGACGCCATCAAAGACAAGGCGTTGCAGGACGGCGACGTCCACACCGCCAAAGCCATCGCCGACGCACGCAAAGAGACGACGCGAAAAGCGACGCTCCGCATCACAGGAGCGAAGTAGTATGAGTACCATCTTAGTCGGGCTGTGTATCACGGCGATGGTCATGGGAGCAAGCGTCACCATTGTGCGGTGCTGGGTCTGGTATGAGCAGAAAATGGCGGACTGGCATCACAAGATGATGACCGAGTCATTCGCAGACGGCTGGGACGCCGCCGTCCACATGATGGAAGATAAGTAACCACCACGCCCCGACCACGTGAAGCGCCTCATATGCGGTGCGCGTGGTCGGGGCGTGATGGATATGTTTTTGGAATGTACGGCGAAGTATCGCCGATTGAAAGGAATTATACCATGAGCGACAGACGCAATCAAATCATGCACCGCCAAGTCGGGCACACTGAAATCTGGGTCAATCGTATTTCACCCAGCACCATCGAAGTGACGGTCTATGACCACATCGACAAGACCGAGAAAGTCACCGCCGTGACCACGCTCGACCACGCCTACGACGTGGTGAGCCCAGCCATCACCCGGGAGCTACGACGGCAGCAGGGTGAGACGCTGTGAATCTTACTAAGTACAACTGCGCGACCGGTCTGGTGAATGTGCTGTATATCAAGGGCGACCTCGTTGTCCGCACGTCGTCAATATCTGACTCCACCTTTGTTGATGCACTGCAAAAACAAAACT